TTCCGCATCCCAGACTGAGCAGTCCATCGAAGGACAGATGCGTGTCTGCAAGGATTACTGCAAGCGGAACGACATCCGCATCACGCACACATATATCGACCGTGCCAAGTCAGCCTCTCACGGCGTGGCAAAGCGTACCGAGTTCCTGCAGATGATCTCAGACGCACAGCACGGCAACTTCGATGCCATCGTTGTGTATAAGCTGGATCGCTTTTCCCGGAACCGATACGACTCCGCTCACTATAAGGCAAAGCTGAAAAAATACGGCGTACGGCTTATATCCGCTACAGAGAACCTGACCGACTCCCCGGAGAGCATTATTCTGGAATCCGTTCTGGAAGGCATGGCAGAGTTTTACTCCGCTGAGTTGTCTCAGAAGATCCGCAGAGGCCAGAGGGAATCTGTCGCGAAGCACAAGCCAGTAGGAGGTGTCGTTCCTCTCGGCTATCGATTTGAGAATGAGAAGTATGTAGTGGACGAAGCTACTGCCCCTGTCGTGAAAGAGATTTTCCAGAGATATGCTTCCGGGGAGAGAGCCGTAGACATCGCCAAGTCACTGAACGCCAGAGGCTACCACACAGCAAAGGGAGCAGTGTTTACAAAGAGCAGCTTCCATCGAATGCTGACGAACAAGCGCTATCTGGGCTACTACGTCTTCAAGGATCAGGAAGAGCCGGGGATCCTGCCGCCCCTGGTGGATGAGGAAACGTGGAACGCCGTGCAGAGGAGGATCGCTTTGAATAAGAAGTGTCCCGGAGCGATGAAGGCAAAGGAGCCGTATCTGCTTCTAGACAAGCTGATCTGCGGTCACTGCGGCAGTAAGATGATCGGAGACGGAGGTACAAGTAAGACCGGGGCTGTGTACCACTACTATGTGTGTCAGCATCGGAAGAAGCGCCACGCCTGCGACAAGAAGCCTGTACCGAAGAAGCTGATAGAAGATGCTGTGGTGGACGATATCCTTGAAACGATGACGGATGACTTCATACGAGAACTGGCGAAAGCTGCAGTAGAAGAGAACGAGCGGATCCTTGCCGAAGACCAGACGCTGAAGAACCTGACGGATAAGATAGAAGACATCTCTCACCGTCTCAGGAATCTGTATCGTGCGTTTGAGATGACGGAAGATGTGCCGCAGACGATCATAGACCGCATCCGGGAACTGGAAAAAGAAAAAAGCCAGACCGTAAAAGATCTGGCTGATGCTGAGAAGATGATCATCCGCTTGGATGAGGATATGGTTATTTTCTGGCTGTCCCGGTTCCGGGACGGTGACTATAACGATGAGGGCTTCCGCAGATCCCTCGTAGATCACTTTATCAACAGCGTGACCGTCTGGGATGATCCTGACGGATGGCGGCTGGAGATCATCTACAATGTCACGGATTCTCCTCACGGTCGGCAGATCACAGTAGACGATTTGCCAAGTTCAGATTTTACAGGCATTGCTCCAGTTTGCCTTCAAAAAACGAACTCGCTTGCGTTCGCTAAGAGAAGGATTCTGGAAAGAGAGACCGCATAGGTCTCTTTTTTATCTTCTGTAGGCTTTTGCGGCCTTCAGCGTGGTCAGACCGAAGACTCCGTCTACCTTCACGCCCAGCTTTCTCTGAGCGGTCTTAACCGCGTCCTCTGTATGCCTGCCGTACTTACCGTCCACAACGATGCTCCCGGAGAGTGCCTTGTCGTAATGAGGATCGCCAGTGTTGATCCAGTTCACGAGCATCTGCACACGCATGATCTGTGTGGGATAGTTCGTGAGAGTGGTACTCCCGTCTCCCTTGCGGTAGTCATCGCGCAGATCAGAGAACACAGGGAACACTCCCGGATAGGCCTTGCCTGTAGGCGCAGGCGTGGTCTTCTTGACATTCTTGCCATCCTCGATCTGAACAGCAACATGATGCCCCTCGTAGAGCGGGATGTCACCACGATTGTTGTTGTCGGGAGACTTTGTGTATTTAGGCGCTGTGCGGATCTCAAACTCCCCGGTGGAGGCAAGCCACTTCCGCAGCGTTGCCGTTGTGGCGCTGTTGCCGTTCCGATATAGGACGGACTCAGGAATCCCGGCATACATACAGGCCAGAGCCACGAGTGCAGAGCAGTCAGTCTCCACCTTTACGTCCACCTTGCCGGGGTCATAGCCGTGCTTCCGTGCTTCCCTCAGGGCAGAGTTTCTCTGGCTCTGGTCATAGCCGAAGTTGTCATTCTTCGCCGCTCTCTCCATCGCTACGGCACACCGCTCTGCCTTCTTCGGGTCTTTCCAGTGCAAGACCACGTTCCAGGGCCGATTGTACCAGCTACGGACGCACACCTCTCTCCCGGTCTGATCTCCCGCCTTGCCACCTCTCAGCTTTCGCCGCTCATCGCCAGAGGCGTGGGCGATTTTGGTCATGATATCACCTCCCAATCAGTACCCCGCCAGACTCCTGACGGGGTGTGTTAAAGTCTGCTTTACGTTAGCTGAATCGTGATTTAATATGTCCTTAAAATACAGTGTCAACTTCGCTCGTGTCTAAAGCATCGGTCATGACCGCATCAATAATCAATAGGTAAAAGTTCTGATACGCCCATTCGACGGAAGATACGCACCTAATCTAACCACGCTTACAGATTTTGATGTCTTTTTAATGCAAAAGAAGTCAATAATATGCTCTGTGTCGGTTCCTATCGTTTTTGATGGAGCATAGGCTGAAGCATTACTGGATACTGCCTTTGAATCGTTAGCAGTGCCGATAATGTTTACGTTGTCCAAATTCAACATGAAATCCTTGTGTGTATGACCACAGAAGAAGCAAACAAAGTCACCGTGTGCATCCGCAAAATTAACGCTAATATTATAACTGTCACCTGTTGTATCACCGCTGATGTTTCCGCTGAATGTATATGTGGATTTTAGAGCATATGCTTCTGCTATTTTTCTCGCCTGTCTGTAATCAATAGGCACAGATTCAGACCATGCTGAATCAAGAGTTTTTAATTCATCTAACGAAACTGGTGCGATATGTGAGCAGACCACTACTGCATACCCATCCGGGACAGTCTTGAGTGTTTCGGCAAACCATACAAGCTGTTCCGATCCAAACTGGTGATACCACATTTTGTTTGATCCTGTTACAAGACCGTTAGCATCTACCTGTGACTCATATGGAATAATATCTAGCACGATACAGCGCAGCTTGTCTTTTGTTATATCCTTATAGAAATATCCTTTTTTTGCGCCGTACTGCTGAAGGTGTTTTTCCCTGTCAACTCCATGATAATAGTGATTGATTTCACCGTTTGTGAGGTTGTAGTTATAGTTTGATGTTCCGAATGCCGGGTCGTGATTACCTATTGCTCTGAGACCGATATTCTCAATTTCTGCAAACTGTTCAAAGTCCGCATTCATTTCTTTGATTAAGTTTTCCTTCGTGATAACAGCCAGACCTTTTACAGCATCACCACCATGCAACCAAACAGGGATATGGCAATCGGTCATAACCTTGTTTAAGAGCAGACCACTGTAACCACTGTTATTATCCACATGAGTGTCTGTAACAAAGCCAAAAGATGCTGATTCTGCATCTTCCGATAAAGCCGCATTGATTGATGCTTCTGCGGTATTTACAGCCGTGTCCCAATAAGATGGTATAGACATTGCAGGAGTGGGGTCTACATCGCCCTGCTCTGGTGAAATGATTACGATTTCAAAGTTCGAACCCTCTGATGCGGAAATGGTGGGTGAAAATGCGGAACTCACTACGGCATCCTTTAAGACTATCCTGATATAGGTGTCCTCTGTTGGATTTAGTGCATAAGCGGATATATCATCTGATACGCCCTGATATGTCAAATTGGAGTTCCATGTATACACATTAAAAACGAATCCTGTTTTTGATACCATGCGGACATGACTGCCACCTGTTATCTCAATATATCCAACATTTCGTATCCGTAGATTAGATGCACATTCATTGCCAGTATCGTTCGACAATGTTCCCTGTTCCCATGTTATTGCAGGAGCATTATTTAAAGCATCAATCACACCACCCGCTTCAAATGCAATGCTTTCCACCGGAGACAACCTTGTCGCAACTTGGATATACTTATAAACAATTATATTTTCAACTTTATCCAGTCCGTTGCGATAATCAAGACGAAAATAGGGATATGCCTTGTTTATAATTCTTAGGTTATCACTACTATTAGTGCCCTCAGATTTTGCAAAACTGTAATCGTCAGTATAATAAATTATCCATGCAAGTTGTGTGTCATTAGTAACACGCAATGCATAATAATCGTCTGTACGCATATATGCGACAACTCTGGAACGTGTTGTACTGCCATCGTTGTTTGTCTGTCCGGTGGCATTGTCAATCCCGCCCGCTTCCCAAGTCAAACTTGCGGCAGAATAGCTATTATCTACTATCGCATGTAAATCAGCCTTTAAATCAGATACGTCTTCGGTGACATCGCCCAGATTTTCTTCTACAGTATCCAGATCATCCTTGCTAGCCAGCTCCCAGGAATCACCTGCCGCACCAGTTGCCCATACTTTATGTGTTCCGTCCGTGGACACAGCAAGTTCGCCAGACACCATCTTCGTGGCATCGAAATCGCTCGCTGCGCCCCTTCTTATCTGAATTGCCATAGCTACACCTCCCAATCAGCGAATGTGCCGCCGTCAGCGTTATTTACAGTTACTTCTCCCATCGTGTCGATGTACTGCTGAAGGATCGTCTCGTCCTCTGGCGTGACCGATGCGTCTTCGTCCATAGCAGCACCTTCCACCTGGATGCTGAAATTCATGCTCCCAAGCCTCTGACCGTCATTGTCATACAGTACGATCTCCGCAGGATGTTTACCGGCACAGCCGGTCATCTCTTTCGTGATGAAGAAGGATGCCTGAGACTCGGAGACAGTACAAGCGGAAAGAAATGCCACGCCGTCAGTACGAGTACCTTCCACCCTGACTTCCCCTACGTCACTCAGATCGAAAGCTTCGCCGCCCCTTGTGATGTTGGCGATTACCAGACGGCTGTTGTTGTCGTACTGAGATGCTCTGATCTTGACGGTATTCGGTTTGGGGATCAGGTCTACCGTGATCTCTATCGTTACCAGTGCGCTCATGCTTCCACCTCATAATGATCAGTGCTGATCTTAAGCAAAGCACCGAGGAATGCGTCCACCGCAGTGATCGTTCCCACGATCTGCTCACCGTACGGCAGTCCCCAGATACTCGCGAGTGCGAAGTAAAGAGTGCCGATTGCCGGAAGGACGATCAGTGCGATATACTTCAGGATGTCATAGGTTCTGTTGCTCATCTCAAACATGGTTTCCACCTCCGATTGTGTGCTTGACTCTGTCGCGTTCCTCTGCCTTTTTGGCATCGTTCCATTTGTCCATCGTGCCGACCAAATAGCCAGTTATTCTTCGGATGCGTTCAAACTTTACGCCGTCACCCAGCTTCTCTGCTTCCACGCACTCACCTCCTACAGTTTGAATTCGCCGCGCTCAAGCAGCTTCTCATATACTTCCTTGATGTGCTTTGATGCGAGTACCGCATAGCTGTTCTGGAATCCCGGATGCTCTTTGCAGTACTCATCGTAGGTATCGATGTCATCCAGTTGCTGTCGGAAATACTCACGACTGTGTTCGATGCCGTTTTGGATCTCATCGGAGAACCGCAGGATGTGTGTCCGTGCCAGTACGGCATTGTTCTCATCCACCTTATCCGACAATACCTTGATCGATGTCTCGATGGTCTTCAGCCTGTCGTGGTTGGTATCGTTACGAGTTGCCTTATACTGGAGAAACGCCCACAGTCCGTTGCTGCCGATGACCGCCAAGAATACCGCTCCGATTGTCTGCCACATCTCTACTCCTCCATGATCATGAATGCGATTGTGTCCATGTCTGCGTCCGTCACCTCGATGTCTCCGATGTCTTCGATCTTGACTTTGCGGATGTCCACCTCGGTATCCTGATCCAGGATCTCTGCCTGCGCTTTGGCAAACTCTGCCATATACTCAGGCTTGACTGTCCGCTGACCGTCCTTCTCGATGCTGTGCTCGTCATCGGCATACTGCTTGCTGACATCCTGCAGTGCCTCTTCGATGATGGCGTTCGCCTCGATCAGCTTTGCCATGTTCATCCGTCTCTTCCACGCCACGGCGGCAGGCAGCTTCATCTCGCTCTTGCCGCTGTGATACGTTCTTACGATAGATGCGATCTCGATATTCTTCATGCTCTTACTCCTTTGAGTCTGTTCACTTCCTGAGACAGTTCCTGAATGGCTTTCACCAGATAGCCCATCATGTAGAAGGTGTCGATGCTCTTGATGTTCATTGCGCCGCTCTCATCATATCCACCACCAATAGCAAACTTCGGATCGATCTTTTCCACCTCATCGGCAATCATGCCAATTTTCCAGTGGTCGTGGTCGCTCTTCCAGTCAAATGCCCGGAGCCGGATGGCGTTGAGCGTATCGAGCGCAACCACCTTTGTATCTTCGACATTCTCTTTAAGCCGAATATCCGATGACGACACGTTCCACGTATGTCCGGCGAATGTACTTCCTGCTGTGCCGTTTTGGCCGAAGACTGTGACCTGAGTATTGGAAGACATCTGGAAGTATGCGATACGATTGCCATCAGCTGTGACAGAGCAGGCGGGTCTTCGTGTTGTGCCTGAGTAATCGGTGATGAGTGTTGAGCCACCAAACGTCCAGTTGCCACCTGCGGTTACCGCAGTGCTGTTGTTCGCGCAGGAAATCAGGTTAAAGGATGTGTTGTTCGCTGTTCTTCGCCAGATTCGTACTGTTCCTGCGGCATCTGCTATGATTTGCAGAGCGTTATATGTGCCGTACCGCGCTGCCATAGCGCCTTGATTAAGGTCAGTAAAGGCTGTGCTTTCAGACGCAGTTCCTACTCGCCCATCTCCATTTATCGTCAAAAAACCATTTGAGTTTAATGACATCTTCCCATTCAAGAAATTAACAAACGTAGTATTCTCATATCCCAGATACAATCCTGCACTGGATGCGGAGATGGAGATGTTGCCGTCGTTGTGGTTACGGATGAGGTTGTATGCTGTTGAATTATAAGTATTTCTGATAATCGCGAAATCGGACGGACTGCTGAAAAGAATGCTGGCATAGTGTTGCGTAGATGTCATTCTTACTTCACAGCTATCGTCATACCCCCTAACCACGACATCTCCGTAAGGGTTAGCCGTTGTTCCCAAACCAATAGATACAATGGCGGTTGACACAGGGCTAGAAGAATCCACATCGTACATTAAATTAAACGCATTATTGTACAGAGATGCCCTGTTTTCGCCTACACTAGTCATCGTGATCCCATTCGCTGTGTTGCCGTAACTATAAAGGTTTATAAATCCGTAACTAGTTATCGCAACTTGAGCATCAAATGTTGCCGAGTATATGCTAACACCGTCTGTTCCCACATAAACGCCTTCTGTTTTTGAGAGAAGTGTCGCTTTGTTGTGGTAAATGGAGTTATCCGCAATCACCCACGGGCCGATGTTTCCTCGTCTCGCGTACAGAGAGCCATTATTCAGGATCGCCACATTCTTCGCCCGGATCACCTGACTGTTCAGGTCTACGATCATCCCAGCTGTGGTGTACGTCCCGGAGGTGTATGCATAGTCACTGCTCTTAATAATCCCGGCAGTGATCGCGTTGGCATACAGTCTCTGCACAATCGCAGTACCGTCTGCCGTCAGACCCGCATTGTAGGACTGACCACCGTTCGTACTCACACCCACTGCTGTGGAAGACATCTTCCAGACGATGTTACTCGCCGCCAGGGTCGGCTTGTTGTGCAGGATATACACCGTAGCACCGCTTTCCGTCTGGGTGGTCATGTACAGTCCCGGAGCGGTGTCGATCTGTTCCTGCAGATCTTCTACGGCCTCTTCCCGGCTGTTGCGCTCACGCTTCATCGCCGCAAACAAATTGACCGTATTGCGAGTCCCTTCGCTATAACGAGTCGCAGTGTTCCGAGCGGGAGTCTGAGATGCCGAGGTCGTGTTCTGATATTCGCCCACTGCGAAGTGCGTCTCAGAGCAGATCATCGGATACGCATGACCCTTGTGATCGGTAAACACAAACACATCCCCGGCTTCCAGTCTGGGATCTGACAGATGGCTCACGTTACCCTTACGGTATCTCATTCCTACGAGCCGTGCGCTCAGAGTACTCAGTACGGTTGAGACGTTGTCTTCGTTGATAAGGGGATTGCCCTCCACGATCACTTCGTAGGAATCCGTACCGACCGTATAGTCTGTAAACGCCTGAGTCGCGTCCTCTGCCGTATTCGTCACCCGGATGCGTACGCCAGTGACCAGAGTATCGTCTACTGCGACATCCTGAGAGGCTGCGGAGTAGATCGCGAAGTATGCATTCTGCCCTGAGAACGTGCCGCCGTCAGCAGAGTCTCCATCGTTATAGGCAAACGTGCCGCCGTCCAGATCAGATGCTCCGTTATAAGCAAACGTGCCGCCGTCCCAGAACTGCCCCAGCGCACTCAGATCGTACCAGAGCGGAACCAGTTCGCCGAGCGTGTTGACCCTCCAACAGCACCCGATCATCTGCCCTACCCAAGAGAGCATCTGCCGATAGGTCACACCCTCTGCAGGCGGCTGTGGAATCGCCGTAGCCGCGCCGTCAAACGTGCTTACACCGAGCGTCACTCCGCAGGCTCCGCAGGCATCCTGTACGACCGCCAGTGCGGTACTAGGGAAGGTAAGATTCGTGGCGTACGCCACATCGAACTTTGCCATATTGTCGTAGCAGGTCAGAGTGATCAGAGTGCCGTTATAGTCAGCCTTCGCTACGGTATACTCACCTTTACTGATGTAAGCCACGGACGATTCTTCGTCAGGCTGCAGACCGATCTGGACAGACACAGCCGCTCTCGCAAAGTCGTATTCAGAGAACGTCTCGTCCATGTTGTTGATGACGATGATGGCCTGATTGATGATAGCAGACCCGATCGTCAGATCGTCAGGACCGGTAGTGATGGAATCGTCCATCCCAAACCCGGAAGACCACACGTGTGTGTTATCCAGGGTCAGGACAGTCCCGGACTCCAGTTCCACTTCGATGAGCATCTGATAGTTACGGTTTTCGTTTTCGATAGCATCCACAAACCCGGTCGGTGCTATGATCATATGCCCACCTCCTTATACTTCGATGATGTTGAAAGCCACGTTGCTGACGATCTTGTAGTTGCTCTGGAATGTGTACACAGGGACGCTCTGATCGCCAGTGTAGAACTTCCTCGTCTCGTAGGATCCGCTGAGATAGTCGTAGTACTTCACGTTGATGTACT